CTCATTGCGATCCATTCCTAACGGCTTATCAGACAAACATTCCCATTTATCTAACGGTATGTGTATATAAGGTTCGTTGTCTTCATCATAAATAGGATTGTCGCTTACATTCATTCTTACATCATAAACAAAGTCTTTCTCCCATTTGTGCATATAGATGCCGTCTGTCATAGCATAAACAATAATAAACGGCACTCCGGTTGCTAATGCAAAAGAAGATCCTTTCCGCAGCTTGTTTGTAGATATTATAAAAGTGTCGTATTTATCATGAGCAAAGGTGCGACATTTAACTTCGCACCAATAGTTCTTTTCTTTAGACTCTATCCAATAATCTAGTGAATAACTTGTGGGTAACTTATGACAACTAACTCCCCAAAGGCCCTCCAAGAATCCTGCTACACGCTCTTCTCTTTTCTGGTCTTCTCTGCTTTCTAATGATGGTGTTTTCATATCACTCCTCAAAGAAGTTAGGATCTACAGCAACAAACCTTTTGGTTGGTCTGCCCTTGCCCCCAACTTTAATTTCAATTTCCTGGATCTCTCCAGCATTCTTTAACCGTTCTATAATCTCTTTGACTTCATAAGACTTCATACTTCTAAATAGTTCATGCCTATCTACTTCTCTTTTAGATATACCTTCTCCATTTCTAGATCTAATAAAAGACAACACTTGTTTAATACGAGACTCTGTTGCAGAGCTAGCAACTTTATCTCTGCATGACTCTATAAACATCAAATCATAGTATCTAATGTAATCTATAGACCACTTCATAATGTCTGATGTAATCGTCTTAGCGTCTGCATTAGAGGCTAATGTACATAACAAGGCTAACCTCATGGCTTTCTCTTTAGATCTACTGAGCAAAGGCTCTAGGTTATCTTTCTCTAATATGTCCTGTCTTTTGACAATCTCTCTGGCAAAGTCTTGCAACAACTCTTCTGACTGCTTATCAAAATTTAAGATAGTTTGATTTAGATCCATTTCTGAATTATCTCTAGAGGTATCACTAAGACCACCCTTTAGCCTTCTAATGTAATTAACCCAGTTAACTATAGTAAGAGGAGGTTCTGTATATCGTCTTAGATCTCCAACTCTTCTAGGCTCTTTAGATTCAACTACTACAAAACGGTTAAGAAAACCATCTGCAATACGACCACCATTTAATGCTGAATAAAAATTCTTAGGTACAGACAAACCAACTAATGTAATGGCTGGTTTATGTGTAACTCTATTCATCATCTGTTCTTTGTATTGCTCTTGCACTCCCATTAAAGAATAGTTATCTGGTCGCAGAGTCCCATGACAACGACCCCAAGCCTCCATAAGAGTCTGTAGGCCGTCCTCTTTGTTGGTATTACCAGCGTTACTGATTGCTTCAAGTCTTTTACCAAACTCATCCATAATAGTAATCTGAGTAGGTCTTATCTTTAAAACAGAATGTACAGCACCACTTGAGGTATAGCCGTCTCCTACTATTAACTTCTCGTGGTCCGAAGCATTAATAACAGCTTCTATAAATGTTTTGATGTTCTCTTTACCCTGACCAGATTTAGCAACGCCCATAAAATACATACTAGAAAAATTGTTCATATTAGTTCTATATAAACGACCACAACTAACACTTGCTAATGCTAATGCACCAACTAAAGATAGTTCTGGTTGTGGCACTTGTGCAATATCCTCACAAAAATCAAACATGTTTTTAATTAAACCAGGTGGTGAAAATAGATCTGCTGGTGGATTAATGCTTTCTGTTGACTGTATAAATAATGGTGCTATTTGATTCTTTCTATCGTGCGTTTTTTTAACATTCTCTTCTACTGAGTCTATTTCCTGTTGAGGTAATGGAGGGTTATTATTCTTATTCCAGTTCTGCAAAAAGACTTTAACAAATTCAAGGTTTACATTTTTAGAAATTAAATACCCAGCTATCCTAGCTGCTCCATCGTTCCTTGATCCTTCAAGCACTCCATCTAATGAGAAGGGAGCTGTTTGTTTGCTGCTTTCAATCTTAGGTATGCCTGTAATTTGTATGTACTCTTTCTCGGTAAAATCTGGTAGATCTGTATGATCATGTATTTTCCAATCAGGAAACATAATAGGCTTGTAAACAGTACCATTAGCATGACGGTTATATGGCGCAATAATTAAGCCACCAACTCCCCGTATGTCTATTAGTCTTTCTATAGGAGTATCGTTAGTCCTTCTTGTAGCGAAGGTGGTGTAGTTTTCTGGGTTGTTATAATAGTAATGCATACCTTTACCAGTTATAACCTTAAAGGGACAAGCAGGTAAATTTTTCTCTACCCAATCCATAGCCTCTGGCGAGTCTGCATCCACAACAACAAATTTGCCGCACACTAATGCTACAACAAGATTGTCTCTATCTTTAAACCAAGATTCAACAAGTTCTCTAGAAGGCCTAGTCTCCTTATATTGTTCCCAGCTTCCTAAGAATGATGGAGGTTTCTTGTTAGATCTCTGTAAAGGGACAACATTATAACCATCATCAAAATAAGCCAAGGCAATATCTAAGGAAGAATCATCCTCATTAATATTGAGTTGAAACACTCTAGTTCTGTTCTGTCAATATTTCGGATATAGAACCATATATAGATTCAAAATCTAATCTCCCCTCTGTTGCCTGTATTATTTGTTTAGCTTGAGCTATAGACGGTTGCCTATAACCATACCTCCAGGATTTACATGATGCTTCTGAGCATTTAAAGTCTTCCGAAGCTTTCTTATTGCCTAAGAATGCGATATATCCTGATAGGGTATAATCATCTACCTTTCTATCTTTGTGTTTTGGTTGTATGCCCATAGTGCTTAACTCCTTAAGTTTTTTTGTTGCTATTGATTTGGATCTAAAGTAGTAATTAGCCACCCAGGTCATGTCGTTTAATTTACCCATATACTTCTCCTAAATAATATGATTTACACATTGTAGTTTCTTCGTGTATAATAATCAAGTTCATTTCAAATAAACCGTAGGAGGGTACAAAATATGAGCTTGAAAGATAAAATAAAAACACCAGACAAACTTGTCAATAAGCAAGGAGCAAAACTTCTTGTGTACGGCCAAGCCGGAGCTGGGAAAACTTATGCAACACAAACTATGCCAGGCAACGTCTTGGTTATAAGTGCTGAAGCTGGGTTGCTTTCTATTAAAGATGCGCCCAACGTATCTGCTATTGAAGTAAGTAATTATGATGATTTAAGAGAGGTTTATTCTGCTCTAAAATCTGGCGAATTAGTCTACGATAGCGTGTGTTTAGACTCTGTATCAGAGATCTCTGAGATCTTATTGGTGCATGAAAAGGGTAGAAACAAAGACGGGAGAATGGCTTACCAGAATGTAGCTGAAGCAGTCACCAGTCTAATGAGATCATTTAGGGATCTAGATATGCATGTATTATTTCTTTGCAAAGAAGGCAAAGATAATAATGATGGCGTATTTTTCTTTGGTCCTAAGATGGCAAGTAAACCTCTGGGAGATTCGATAACGTATTTCTTTGATGAGGTTTTAGCACTTCGTATTATTGACGATCAAGATGATGATGGTAATGCGATAGCTGCAAGGTGGTTACAAACGAGAATAGGTCAAGGCTACACAGCTAAAGATCGTAGCGGTAAGCTAGAAGCGTTTGAGAAACCTGATTTAACTGCTCTAATTGCAAAATTAGGGTTTTCTATGAATGTTGAAAATAAGGAGAGCAAATAATGTCAGATTTTAATGATGTTGATTTTTTTGAAAACGTGGAACAAATGGAATCGAAAGGTCCAGAGGTTGCACCAACTGGTGATTACGAAGCAAAGATTATTGCTGCTGAAAAGTACAAATCTAAAAGCGGTAATTGGACGCAAAAATATACTTTTCAGATTGATGGCGGTAAATACCGAGATCATACTGAATGGTATAACTTATGGTCAACCAACGAAACATCTAAGCAGATAGCATCCGAGATGCATAGTCGTTTAGCTTTGGCTGTTGGGTTCAAGAAACTACCAGAGTTCGGTAAAGACTTTATAGGTAAAACTGTTAAAGTAAACATGAAGCAATTTGAAGATGTTTGGACAGATGGCGAAGGCCAACAAAGAACATCTCTCAAATCTAAGATCATGAAACTTGAGAAGTCAACGGTTATGTCTTCCCCCCAAGAGGCAAAACCACCCTTTTAAGTAAGGGTAAACGAAAGGGGCGTCAAGCCCCTTTTTTTTGCATACAAATACGCCAAGCAGATTGTTTTATTTGATTTGGGTAGTTGGTGTACAAAGAATCTCTGCACTTATTGAATTGTTGTTTTAGATCTATTGATTGTTTTTCTGGGATGGGTATAAGGCTGCATGTGTTTAAAAGTAAAACAATACAGAGAATGCGCATTATTTTTTATGTAATGAAATAAAATGCTCTGCGTCTACCAGGACCAAAGGCTTGCTTCTATTTCTTTTAATAACGACCAGAGGTTCGTAATCTTTGCAATTAGATTCAGCTTGCTCATACGCTTTCCATACATTAACTGCTTCTTGATTCTTGCATTCAATTGAGTAAGGAAATTTATTCCGGGATTGTTTACCCATAATAATATCTTCGCCTTGGCTACCCATAGGCCTTGACTCTAAATCTTCTTTATCCAAGCATAAGATCTCAATCATTACATTAGCAAACCATTGCTGAAGTTTACGACCTTTAGCTTTAGCGCTTGATGTTTTCATTATTCAGAAACAAAAACCATAATTTCGTCTTCGCTTATTTTAAGCATGCCTATTACCTCTTTGCCTTTAAACTTTCTTTCTGCGCTAACAAATGACTTTGTTTTTACAATAGGAGTGTCTACTTGATAATCTTCGTCTTGTCCTTGTAGTATAATTGACTTTAATATGTTCATAGTTTTAATTATAATTTATTTTGTGTTTTAAAAAATAATGGCCTCCTGAGAGGCCAGTAGTAACGTTTTCTTAACCTGGTCCAAGGGTTAGTATCAACGCAGTTATCACGTTTTTTACATGTTTTCCATTTGATCTATTGCCCAATTAATATAGACAACGGCCTTCTGAAGATCCTGGATATTTGCATCTTTAAGATCAGCTCTCCAAATATATTTAAAAGCATTACCTTTGCAATACCCTTTAAATTCTTCCGGAGTTAAAGCTGCCTTAATTGCCTCTATACATTCAACCCCCCCTTTTGTGTAGTGAGGGGGATGTTTAACTGCTGAATCTTTACTCACTTTGATTCTCCAGTTCCTTACATTTAGGACACTCTGTATCAGAAGTAACTACCATAAGATTACTAAATATAGTTGGTATTGGCTCACTTATATTTACAGGATTCTCAATATCAGATCCACATCCATCACATATATACCTACTCATTCCAGCCTCCTGTTAGATCTACTTCAACAATACTTGGTGAGTTGTATATGGTTGCTTCCTTGCCATTTAATACAGCGTTGTATTCGTCTAGCATGTTTTCCATTCTTGACCACCCAGCATCCATATCAGCATGGCTCATCTTAAAGACTTTACTTGCATACGGTTTTTTCTTTTCTTGCGCTACAAAGATAAAGTCAACAACATTAAAGCCAGCCTTTTCAAACCCTCGTTTGTACCAGGCAGCTTGTAGGTCGTATTGATACTTTCTAATAGAAGATGTAAAGCCTCTAACAGAGCAATCAATCGTAGTTTTATAGTCTACCAATACAATAGCGTTTTTATCGTGAGGTATAGCAATAGGATGTCTAAGAACATCTGACTTAACCTTTAATAATAGATCCTTCTCCCACCAAAAGATTGCTCTTTCGTACGGAGAGTTAAAGACAAGGTTAGGAAACTCATCTTCACTTGCAGATAAGTATTTAGCGCCTTCTGGTATTAATGCTTCTTTCATGCCGTATAAAGCATCTCTATCTTTTGCAGTAATAACCGTTAGTCCTCGGTCCTCATACTCTTTCTTAAGCTCTTTATTAGCATTGGTATACGGAGATCCAGATATACAAACAACATCATTAACAAAGGCCTCTTCTCCCTCAACAATAAGTGAGTGAGCAGCAGTTCCAAACTTCATAGCTGGAGTTGTCTCTTGGACTTCCTCAAACGCATGAAGCTGACTTTGACCAAACCGTCTAATGTTTGATGATGAGATCCCTGGTACTTCATGATAGAAGTTATGTTCCATATCCGGAAAATAGATTGCATCTCCAAGTATTATGTGTTCTTCGTTTTCTAAGATTTCTGGTAGCTTATTCATGATGCCTCCTTTTGTTCACCACAAGGCTTACACCAATCATGCTTTGTAGCAAATCTGACGTTGCTCCAAGCCCAATCTGGGATTTCCTCTGTAGGCCTATTATCAATAGACCAACAAGTTTCCTTTCCTGTAATGCTTGTTGATTTTTGTCCGTACATATCTCCCTTGTTAATTGCTTCGTTACAATTGCTGCAAGTTCGATCTTTCCTGGTTTGTTTAAACTTCATGACGCCTCCTTCATATCTTCTACTGCCATAGTTAGTTTATTAACTAAATCAGTTAGATCCGAGATGTTTGCTTTGAGTTCAAACAAGGTGTAATTTAGGCGATCTTTAACAATCTCCCGTTCGTTTGATGATTTTAAGATCTCATCTATCTGTTCTTTTATATTCATATCTTTTTCCTATAAAGTTAATGTAGATTGTATTATGGACTAATAAGTATATAATGTCTACATACAGAAACTATAGGAGTTACAAATGGGAAGAACAAGCGATATGTACATGTTAATGAGGTTATCTTATGACCAGGCAGAGAACGATCTGGCTGATAAGAAAGCAGATAATCTTGTGGAAACATACAAAAAATACCACAAAGAAAATCTAACATTCGATTCATGCAATCCTACGGAAGAGGTCCGTATGTTTCATAATGAAGAGTTTGAAAGCAATTTTCTGTTAGTTTAGTCTAGGTTAAACATGGAAAAACAAGCAGTAATACAACAATTAGTTATAGATTTTAAAAGCCTATCTGGGCCTGAGAAGTTAGAAGTATTGGATATTTTGATGCAGCATGCAATAAATGCAGCAAAAGAAGAAAAATCTAATAAATAGTCTATAATTAATTAATGACATTAAAAGTAGTGCCAATACAGAGCAAAATGACTAAGCCATCTCTATCTGAGGTGGTTTCAAGTTTAGACAACGTCTTTAATAACTTTACAATTCGAGGGGAGGATAAGCTGAACATTGTTCTTACTTCCCTAAGTTTTTGTGTGTGGAATCTACAGAAGGTTGTAGGTGACGATAAAAAGATGATGGGTATGCTTGATGAGGTCTTAGATCAGTATGTGGATGTTCCAGAAGATGAGTCTTATGTGGAATTAATTACCCCAGATACAGAATAATTTATTATTGTCTTATTATTGTCATGGAGTCATGACGTGAGAAAACATGATAAGAATGGGGGTTTCACGATTATTTTATTTTTTGCATTTTTGTCATTAGAGTTAAGTACAAATAGATAAATATTACAATAAACATCTTGACTAAGTAATTTGTTGTAAGGTATCCTCTCAATACACTTTAGGGTAAAGTGGGGGTAGGTATTATTTAATCTTCCTCACTCTAATATGCTTAACAACAATATGGGATATAGAAAAAATAAACTAGAATACGAACCCATTCTCTCCCCAGAAGAAGAAGTCCCCATTGAATACGCAAACTTAAGTAATTCCCTCAATCGCAGACAAAGAAACTTTATATGGCAAGCAGTCAATAATCCTCGCTTGTCTTTAGTAGAGTGCGCTCATAAGGCTGGGTATAAAGATGCTCGACAATCTGCTAATAAGCTGATGAATAAAGCTCTTATTCGCAAAGAATATAACTATCTGATGAATGAGGCTAAGAAGAAGTATGAGTTGAATTATGATCGGGCAGTTCAAGATCTCTACGATATAAGAGACAAGGCCCTTGAAGCCGGCTCATTCAACGCTGCAATATCAGCCCAGAACAGTTT